GCTTCATATGATCCAACGGTACGGCCTGCCATATTGCCCTTAATGTCTTTTGCAATACCAATTCTTTGATTTAATTCGCTATCTTGTGCCTTGCCATCGTTGTTTAAATCGATAGAGATAGTTTTCATTGTGAGATCAGCAAGTTGAATGCCTCTTGCTCTCATCTTCTCACTTAAGTCGATATTGCCATTAAGCTCATGGATACGAGCAATCGCAAGATAGGCATGAGCTTGCAATAAATCATGAGTGTTATGTATATCATCTTCATCTGTATTTTCTGGTACAATTAAATCTCTCACGAATAAGGCAAGCTCATCTAAACTTGCATTGATTTGCTCATCAAAGCCGTTTGATCGTCTGCTTGCAAGGTCTGCAATATGTGGGAAAATTGAGCACAATTTATTATGATCAAGACCTGTATTAAAAGGCCTTGGCACAATCTTTAAAGTACCTTTTTCAACTTGATTGATATAGCTACCGCCAACATTGTTTTGATAATCAACTGAATACGGAATAGTTGCCTTGTTGGCTGTGATTGTTGCACTTGATGCAGTATAAAGCCAACATGCAAATTGAATTGTTGAGCCTACTGTAAAAGAAATATCTCTTGGTAGTGGATCAGCTAAAATCAATTGAGTTCCTACAATACGAACGATTTTAATAGCAAAGAATTGATCTGCATCTGTGAGCAAAAAAGCATCTGATTGATACATCTTTAAGGCTGATGCTGATGCTGAAAGTGTTAGTGTTCGTCTATCTTTATCAATATCTGTTGCTGTTAAGCTAGCTCGACCTTGAGTTAAAGAAGATGTTATATTCCCGCTCTCTAAATGAAAGGTGATCTCAGGTGTTGAGTAAATTGGATTTGGTGCTTGCCAAATGAAATTATAATCTTTGCCTTGTTGTGCTTTTCTCATTTTTCATCCTTTGGAATTGTGCAATCATGAATGTACTCTGAAGCTTTTTTTAATCCAAGCAAAGCAAAAATTTCACTGAGAGGATGAGATATAAGATTATGAATTGACCAAGCAAATCGACTTGGCAATAAAGAAATAATTTTTTGCATCATGATAATATACTCTCAATCTCGCTATTTGAAACAACATTTAAATTATTGACCTTCATAAATCCCTTGCTCACTGGAGCCCATGAATGTCGACAATTATAACCGCCTCCTGCAGTGAGTGCAGGACCTGCACCAGGTTGACCGTTATTTAAACTGACAACTTGTTTCTTTGATAAAACCTTGCCTACGATCTTCCGACAAAAAGGTCTTGTGATGCCATCTTTAGGCCCTACATACATAAAAAATTCAAGGCCTGCTTCATCTGCATTTAGTGCATTCATTGAACGCCCAAACTCAGCAATTCTTAATCTTGCTTCAGTAGTGCCAACACCTACAGATTTCTCAAAAGCATCTCTCATCGTGTCTAACGGTGCTTTAGTGCTACCACTGACAACAGCACCGCTCACCATTGTTTTAATGGCACTGCTTAAAGTTGGCAATATTTGAGCATCAAACACCTGATCTTTGGATTGCTTTGCTATTGCTTGGATCACCTCGATGGGAGCTGATCTAAACTGAGGATCAATCTCTCTTATTGCCTTATTTGTCATCTCAACAATATCAACTTGAGAATTTTCAAAATAGGTTATTGCATCTCCAAGACCTTCTGTTATCAGTAAAGCCTGCAAATCTGCAGGTGATAGCGATAACAAATAATTGCCTTGACCTTGCTTTATCATTTCAGCAATCGCTCGATATAATCGAGTTGTTGCTCTAGTCATCTCTTGCTCAAATGTCTTTGCAGTGTTGACCTCTTTAACTAGGATATCAAGCCGCATCTTGAGCAACATTTTCATTTGTGGATTGCGCTCATCAATCCACTGCTTCCGTAAATCCTCTATTGCCTCTTTATCACCTTCACCTGTTTCAGCTAGGTGCACCATGTGAGTGCGATGATCAGAGCAATAGCGACAAAACATAGGAATAACACTAAGCTAAACAGTCGGTTAATAAGAAACCGTAATTTTGAGCGATAACTTTATCTTGATGTGTATGTTCCATCCATACAGTTCTCTTTGTCATGGCAAGATCATCATAAGCACCTGATGAATAACCTTCATAAACAAAATTGAGAGCAGCAACAGGCATAACCTTGACGCCTTGTTTGTTGGCAATCGCATCTGAGCCCTTCATGATACCCATAAATACGGAGTCATCAGTCCATACTTGAGCTTCAGCTGAAGATAGACCAGCGTTTGCAGTTTCTTTACGAGCTTGACCAACATGTACATTTGGGATGCCTAAAACATCTTTGAGTACAGAGATAACCATGTCATCCTTCATCAAGCGATTGCCTGCAGCTGTGCCTGATGGAGTACTGCCAGCAGTGAAAAAGCCGCGTACTTCTGCATTTCTAGCTAAAGCACGCAAAGCACCATAACCTAAAACTAAAGTATCGGGATTGATGCCATGGCTGTTTGCACGAATAACATCGAGCAAAGCATGAAGATCGGTTAAAGGTTCAGCACCTGCTTGATTCCATTGAGTACCATTTGAGCCACTACCTAAAGAGGCAAGTGCTGATGTATAGCTACCCCAATTTGAAGCACCAAAAAGAAGATTTGCTAAACGAGCTTCACGATTGAGCAACATTGATCTTTGCACTTTACGGAAGCTTCTTTGTTCTTCATTGCCAGGATATTGAGAGTACTTGATATCTTCAAGAGCGATTTCATCAGATAAAGAATAGATTTTAGCTGAGAAAGTTGTGCTTGAACGATCAAAATTTCCGATGCGTTGACGGTCTGCACCTGGTGCTCTTTGTGCATCAACATCGGGGGATCCCATGAAATTGCGAGTTTCTTCGATCAAGAGAGTGCCTGTTGGACCGATTGCCTTGATATCAACAGCTTCAATGACTTGATCTGCAATCAGTTGACCATCGCTTGGAATGGCTTCAATCGCAAGATTTCTTAAGATTTCATTGACTGGATGGATATTGCTATAACTTGGATTTGCCATGTTAAACTCCTAAAGATACATTAAAGAGGATTTCGATTTCTTCGCTAGCGGCTGCGGCTGTGTTTGCAACATTTGGCAAGAAAACACCTGCGATGATTTGAGTATTTGCACCTGAGCCGTCATAGGCATAGACCTTGCCAGCAGTACCAGGCATCACAAAGAAATGAGTGCCTGCTGTGATTGTGCCGCCTGCGATAACACGAGATACACCAAGGATGCAAACGGTGATCGCATCACCACTTGATCCACTTGTTTGAGCAACGCCAACAGGTACATCAGTTGATGCAGTGCAAGGTGTAACTTTGCCATCGCTATCGACCTTAACGAGGGTCAAAGCAGTGATAGATGCAGATGCAATGAAGGTCTTGTAAATTGACTTGTCATTATATGCCATGATAATTATCCTTGGAAATGCTTAATATAAGCGTTTGGATTTTCATTTTTTACGATAGTAAGAGCTTCTGAGAAAGTGATCCCTTTAGCTTTTTTGATTTCATTGACTTGATCAATAAAACTGATCTCTTGAGCAGTGGAAGCATGCCCCTTTTCACTGAAATTAACGGCTTGATTTGCCTTTCTTTCACTGAATGCTTGCCAAATAGCTGGATGAGTTCCCTTGAGATCATAAGCAGCCTCAACAGCTTTGATTTCAGAAGGTGCAATCTTGCCTGTGTTTAAAAGAGCATCAACAATGCTTTTTCTTTCAGCAACATGTTTTTCTTGTTCAAGCTTTTTGACTTGCTCAGACAAGGTTGTGATTTGAGCTGACATCTCATTTAAGAGCTTGGCTTCTGCACGCTCAGACAAAGCAGTATTTTCAGACATCATTTTTTCTTTGTCTTTTTCTGCCATAGCTTTATCTTCTTTGTCTTTGTACATGCCTTCACCTTCAAGAGAAATCTCTAGCTCTTTGCCTTCATCTTCAGGTGCTACCAAGCTATCATTTTCAGACTTGAGGCCTTCAATTTGTGCTTCAAGTTGCTTGACGAGTTGATCTTTTTCAAGCACTAAAGCCACCAATTGCTCAGGTGTCATTGCTTTGAGTTCATCAGGATTCATTATGTTCTCCATGAGTAAAACGCGGGATATTTTGTTTTCTGTTTGTGCTGGTCGTGGTGTTAATGTCACTGCTAAAAGTTGAGCAGTTCCGATTTTCTCACCGTTTCCATCTCTACTATATAAATCGCCTACTTGAAATTCGGGGGATGGATATAGAAGACCTTGGGATTTTTCAACGAGCTCAACACCTTTTTGAGTATAGTATGGAACGGCAAAGAGTGCATCATCTTTGAGATAGATATCAGCGATCTCACCGAATGCCATTGATTGCTCAGGTGTTGAAGGTCCATTGTTAACAAAGGGAGATGACTGATGATTCCAATCGATGATCACAGGGTCTTTACCTTTGCGATCATAGAAAACTCTCACAAGCTCAGATAGAATTTGAGGAGTGATCTCTTGGATAGTGGAGCCGCTAACTCTTGAATTGACTTTGCCTAAAGATAAAATCTTAATATCTTGCCCCTTGAATAAGTCAAGACGCTCAGATAATGCAAGACTCTTCGATTTTTCATCAGCCTTATCCATCTGAGCCAATACCTTTTTCGACCAGGTAAAGCCCTCATCACCGCCCCATCCATCCCAAGCTTGACGACCTTT